GCCTCGGCCAGCGCGGGCATCTTGCGCACTCGCAGCGACACAGGATGCGCCTGTTATCGAGGCTGTAAGCCTCGAGGGTCGTCAGCCTGCCGAACGTGTCACCTGCGCTGATGGCGATGCGATGCGGTGGCCGGTCGGCCTTCCTCCGTCGCTCGTTGCGAGCTTTCCTGCACTGAGGGCTCATGCGACTGCTGCAGAGACCCGTCTTGTTATCGGCCCGAAGGTGCTTGCCGCAGACCTTGCAGCGTCTTGGTTCTGGCGTAGGCTCATTCATGTCGGACCTCCCTGTCTAAGGGGGTAGAGGTTCGGCCGCCAGGTGATGGAGGGCCATCCGTCACCTGGCTTTTTACTGTCTTGACAGTACCAGAAATCGTTCACGAATTCATCCTGTCTATCAGCAGGAAGTACCACCGAGAGAAGGCGCGAATGCCCAGGATTACCCTCCCTTCAAAGCAGGCCGATGGCGAGACGAATAACTACGTCGACCTGTGCGAGCTAGATGACCTGCTCGGGGAGGACCTGCTCATCATCGGCCACGCTGTCAAGATCAAGTCCGGACCCGGAGGGGAGACGGAGTACTCCCCGAAGGACATGGAGCACGACCGGCTCAACGCCTTCCTGGGAAGGACCATCACCGGATGGTCGTTCCCGGCCCCCATCCCCGCCCAGAACAACGTCGCGCCGGCGGATCTGGTTATCTCCAGGGCGATGAGAATCAGGGACTACGCGGCGCTGCTGGGAGCGGCGAAGCCGTTCCTCGCGGAGCTCGATGCCCTGGAGGCTCAGGACCCAAAAAGCTCGTAGGGCGCCTGACGCAGGTTTTCATCGACCGGCACCTGCGCCCTAACCAGCCGCCCGCTTTCGACCTACCGGAGGATTTCCCTCCGGAGATGATGCTGTACGACCGGTGGGCTGACGAGAGGGGCTGGCCGCCGGAAGTCGTCCGCCGCCTCAGGCGGAAGGAACTGTTCTGGCTGCCACTCGTCAAGGCCGCGAAAACGGACGCAGCCGCGCAGATCCGGGCGATGGAAGACAAGTCCTGACGACAGGGGAGCCCGCGCTGCGGTCCTCCCGGGAGGGAGGTTGCGAATGGCTCGTATCATGTGGCATGCCCCTGTCCCATGGAGCCCGTTAGCCGAGCGGGTACGGGACGCAGACCGCGATCTGGACGCGGAAGCTGGCTGAGATGGGTCACGAGGTCGTGATCAGCAACTTCTGGGGGCTGAACGGGGGAGTGGCCACCTGGAACGGGCTGACGGTCCTTCCTGGGTTCGGTGGCCAGTACTGCTCGCCCTCCCTTCAGCAGCACGCCCGGCATGTCCGGCCGGATCTGGTGATCACTCTCGGGGATGTGTGGGTGCTGGATCCGAACGTGGTCCGGGAACTGCCGCTGGCGCACTGGCTGCCGTCGGATTGCCGGCCGATGTCCGCGGCGGACCGGGACAAGGTGGAGATTTCCGGGGCGCACCTGATCGCGATGTCGCGGTTCGGGGAGGCGCGGTTCCGGGAGGCGGGGTTCCCCGCCCGGTACGTGCCTCACGGGATTGATTTCGGGGTGTGGCAGCCGGGGGATAAGAAGGCGCTGCGGGAGAAGCGGGGCCTCGACCCGGACGCCTACGTGATCGGCGTGAACGCGGCCAACAACGACGCGATCCGCAAGGCCGCCCCCGAGATGATGCTGGCGTTCGCGAAGTTCCACGCCTCTCACCCGGACGCGATCCTGGCCTTGCATACCGGGGTCCACTGCGACGGCGGGCAGGACCTGGAAGCCATCGCGGAGAACCTGGGGATCACGGACCGGTGCCTGGTGGTGGACCAGTACCGGTACACCGCCGGGCTGATCACCGAGCAGGACCTGTGCGAGTGGTACAACTGCGTGGACGTGCTGTGCATGGCGACGTACGCGGAGGGATTCGGCCTGCCGATCGTGGAGTCGCTCGCGTGCGGGACACCGGTCATCACGACGAAATGCAGCAGCATGGAAGAACTGAATCCGGACGGGATCCAGGTGGACGGGGAGCCGTTCTACAATGGCGTTCACCGGGCCTGGTGGATTCGCCCGTCGGTGTCGGGGATGGTGCGGGCGTTCGAGGAGGCATACGAGCGCAGGCAGGACGTTGACCGGGTGAAACTCCGCGAGTCCGTGGCCGCGTACGAGGTCGGCAATGTCGCGGAGAAGCACATGAGGCCCACGGTGGATTCGCTGCTGGAGTTTTTCTCGGCGGGGAGGCCGGCGGCGGCCTGAATGGTCGCATCATATCTTCGCCCCGCTTTTCCTCGCCGCCGCGTTTTGTACTTGATGGCTCCTATGCCATTGTACAGCACGCCTGTTCTTGAAATGGCGAGGGAATTTCCTTTTCCCGATTTGACCGGCTGCCCGGTGACGGTGTGGTGTGCCGAGGACCTGTACCGCAGCAATACCGAGTGGGCTGCGCACTGGCCGCTGGTGCGGCGCGAGGCTGACTTCGCGGTGTTCCTCGACCGTCACGGGTGGGTGGCGCGGGGTGTTCGGGTCGAGGCTGAGGGGCTGCTCGCGGCGGGTAAGCGGGTGTGGTGGTTTAACTCGGGGGAGCCGACCGAGGCGTTCGGGTTCGGCCCGGCGAACCGGGGGGACTGGCAGTTCCGGTACTGCCGGGTGGGGCTCGGCTGGCAGCGGCCGGTTAGGCGCACGCGAGATTGCCCCCTGGGGCGCGCTGAGGAGGCCGGTGCGTGGCTACACCGCTCGAGGAGTACATCGCGTGGCTAGAGGCCGCTATTGCCCGCGTGGACTACGGTGCCGCCGCGGCGGCCAACGCGATGGCGGAGTACATCGCGGACCGGGTGGCGAACGACATGCTCCAGCGGAACAGGCATGCGCCGGGGGCGTTCTACCGGGCGCGTCCCGGTGATCCTCCCGCGTACGCGTCGGGGAGCCTCGCGAAAGGCATGTACTGGACTCCCGCTGCCGCGTCGCAAGGGTTGCGGGCGACCGCGTACGTGGGTAACTCGGCGCGGCACGCGTCGCTGCTGGAGTTCGGCGGGTGCGTCTTGCAGCCTTCGGGCGGCAAGACGATGAAGTGGAAGGACACGGGCCGGGAAACAGCCTGGCATCACAAGCGGCTCCCGGTTGACGGGGAGTTCCCGGCGCACCCGTTTCTCGCGCCGACCGTGCAGGAAGCCATCGACGATGGTGAACTGGCGCGCGTGGCTATCGCGGCGTTCGTGCCGTACGACCCGTGACCTGGGGGTGGTGAGCCGTGCCGGGTGAGAGCATGCGCGCGGTTGTCCAGCCGTTCGGGGCTGACGCTTCCCAGTACAAGTCGGAACTCCTGTCGGTACTGCCGATCCTGAAGCAGGTCAACGAGGCTCAGAAAGAGTTCCTCGGCATGATCGGCCAGGTTCAGGATGCCACCAGAAGCGCCGGGGGTGCCGGGGGTGCCGGGGATATCGCCAGGGTGAATGCGGCGATCCGGGAGCAGTTGGCGGCCTTGCGGGATGCCGCCCCGGCGGTCAGGGATTACGCGACTGCGGTAGGCGGCCTCGGGGATGCTCATTCGGGGGCTGTGAGCGTGGTCCGTGAGACGACTGCCGCTCTCGGGGATCAGTCGGCTGCGATGCGGGACGTGATCCGCGTCCAGGAAGCCGCCACGGATGCCGTCGCGGGGCATGCCGCGGCCCTGGAGCGGGCGGCGGACGCCGGCAGTGGCGGCGCGGCATCGGTGCGGGCGTACACGGATAACCTTGGCGCGCTCAGGGATACCGCCAGGGATGCTTCCAGTGCCCTGTCGGATGTCGCGGCTGCGCGGGCTGCTGTCGATGCTGTTTACGGTCCTCGGCGGCCGGGTCGTTTCGGTGATCCTGAGGAGACGGGCCGGGTTTCCTTCAACGCTGACCGCACTGTGGCTTACGTGAGTGCCGCTACCAGGGCGGCGGTTGATGCGGCGCTGGCGTCCGGCGGTGGTGGGGGCGGCGGGGGCGGGGGGCTTCCGCCTGCTGTTGAGGCTGCTATCGCGGCTGCGCGTCCCCGGCCGGTGTTTTCGGCTGAGGAGATGGCGGTGCTGTCTGCGGCGGCGGCGCGGGGGTTGCCGTGGGGCGGAGGCGGCGGAGGCGGCGGCGGAGGCGGCGGCGGAGGCGGCGGAGGCGGCGGCGGAGGCGGCTGGGCTGCTCTTGCCGCAGCGGCAGCCGGGCCGCCGGACGGCGGCTGGGACAGGGGCACCGCTGGCTCCATGTGGGGAACCGTAGGCGCGTTCCTCCGGAGGTGGCTGCCCCGCGCCCACTACGTCCTGATGGCCGCCAACGAGCTCGCGGCTACCCTCGGCCCGGCTACGGTCGCTGCGGGGATGGGTGCCCTGGTAGGGATGCAGGGCGGCGAGCAGGCGATCCCCCGGCTGCAGGCTGTCTTCGCCACCGGGGAATCCCTGGGCGGCTCGCTCGGCATGACCCAGGGGCAGTTCATGGGCCTGAAGACCCCCGCGCTGCAGAACGCGCAGGACCTGGCTACCGGCGCCGCGTTCGAGGGTATCGGCGCGATGACCAATATCCTGCGCGCCGGCGCCGGGAATGCGTTCATCCAGCTCGGATCGAACACGGTCTCCATGTGGTCCCGGATGATGGCGAACCTCACCCAGGAGTTCCAGTCGGGGCTCGGCGATAAGGTCGGCGGCCTGGTCTCAGGGGGAACCGGGTACCTGGCGCAGTTCGGGAAGGTCTTCGGCAACCTCGGGCACCTGTTCCTCAACGTCGCCCCGAACCTCCCCGGGGTCGGGGGGGATTACCTGTCGATCTTGCAAGGCGCGACCGGCGGCCTGGCGGGGGTTACCGGGTGGATGGGCGGAGGGATAGCGCCACTGCTGGCCCTGGAGGCGGGTGCCAGGCTGGGCGCCCCGCTGGTCGGCGGTGTCGGTGCCCTGCTCGGCAGGGCCGGGACCGGTGTCGCCGGGCTCGGGGATCTCCTCGGCGCCGGCGCGGCGGGCGGACTGAGTGCGGCAGACGCCGCTGCCGTCGCCGAGTTGACAGGGGTCACCCTGGGGACGGGCGGGAGCCTGCTGGGCAGGCTCCTCGGCAGGGGCGGTGTCGGCATCGCCAGGGCCGGCGGGGCGCTCGGCGCCCTGACCGCCCCCGACGTCGGGGCGATAGCCGCCCTCGCGCTGCTCGCCGGGAAGGGGTTCTCCTACCAGACCCCCGCGCAGCAGCAAGCCGGCTCGCTCGTGGCCGGGGTTGACCAGCAAGGCATCGTGCAGGGGCTGCCGTCGATCATCTCCGGGATGCAGAAGCTCGCCGGGACGCCCTACTCGGCCGCGCAGGGTGCCACCGGTCAGCAGAACTACTGGCAGAGCGTGCAGAAAGACCTCAGCGCCGCGAGACATGGCAACGTGGGCGGCATGTGGTCCGCCGCCGTCCAGGGGATGCACGGGCTCCTGCAGATGGTCGGGATCAAGGGAACCGACCCGAACAACTACCAGGCAGCCCAGAACGGGCTCCAGCAACTGTCCGAGACTATGGTCAACTCCCTGGGCACGGGCAGGCAGGTCCAGCAGTTGTGGAAGGGCCTGTCCGGCGAATCCGTGGGCATGGGCAAGGCGTTCGATATCGCCACGATGGCCCAGTTGCAACTCGGGTCGGCGTTCGAGAAGAACGGGAAGCTGACCGCGCAGGCTAAGACGATGATCGCGAACCTGTACGCCGGGTACACGCCGATGAACATGAACACCGGCATGTTCGGCGCTGCGGTCGGCGCGCAGACCGCCATGGCCGGCCTGCAGCACACCCAGCTCGCCGCCGTGAACCAGGCGTACGACCAGATGACCCAGATGGTGCAGGGCGGCGCGGCGAACGCTTCCACGTTCTTCGGGATGCTCGGCGGAACCCCGACCGCCAGCACCAAATCCAAGACCGCCGGAATCGCCCTGACGCCGCCGCCGGCTTTCGCCGGGTTCGCCAAGGCTCTCGGCTCTTTCACGTCCGCATCCGGCGCGGCAGCATGGAACACGCTGACTAACGCCCAGTCGGGACTGCTCCCGGCGATGGAACAGCAGATGGACTGGCTGCGGACGATGCAGACAATGGGGGCGCTCGGCCCGGGGCAGACCACAAAGATGGCCGGGTTCGAACTCGCGCAGATGCTCCCGATCGTCGGGAAGAACCCGGCGGCGCTGGCGATGCTGTCCAACTTGGCGCAGCAGTTCGGCGGTCCCGCGTTCGCCCCGGGCACCTCGGGCGCGGTCATGTCGAAGGATCTGCAGGCTTGGGTCAAGCAGAATGGCCTGACATCGGGCGGCTACAACGCCCTGATGACCACGGCCACCGAGAAGTCGGCGAACATCGGCCGGGACGCCCAGCAGTTCGTCCAGCAGATCGGCTCCGGTATCGGCGAAGCGCTCGCCCAGGGGATCGCCACCCACGGCGCGACCTTGCAGGACGCGTTCATGAACGCGGTCGGCGGCAAGGGGCAGGGGGCGGCACTGGGGAAGTACGCGCAGTTCCTCGCCGGGTCCGGCGTCCCCCTCAAGGGCGCCCAGGACATGATCCAGTACGCGGCGAAACTGTCCGGGGCGACCCCGCAGTCGATCAACGCGATGATGGCGCAGGTCAAAAAGGACTACGACATCTACATCAAGACCCACGCGGACACCTCTGGTGCCGACCAGGCTAAGGCCGCGCTGGCCGCGATCAAGAACAAGGACGCCAAGGCCAGGGTCAACATTGAAGGCGCGGCGGAACTCAGGCACCTGGAAGATGAGATCGCCGCCCTCAAGAGCAAGAATGTCCAGGCAGCAGCGCACGTCCAGGGCGCCGGCGCGGTGGCCGCGCTGAACGCCGAGATAGCCGCGCTGCACAGCAAGGAAATCACGATCACCACCCGGATGATCACCATCGGCGGGATGGCCGGCGTCACCCCGGGGATACCCGCAGGGGTTGTCGCCCCGGGGGCGCTCGGCCACCAGCAGGGCTTCCGGGTCCCCGGGTGGGGCGGCGGCGACATCTGGCCCGCGATGCTCGAACCGGGCGAGGCGGTCGTCCCCAAGCACCTCGTCGCGGCGGTCGCCCCGTTCCTCGCCGCCCACGGCGTCCCCGGGTTCGCCGCCGGCGGGATCATGTCCGGCGGGCAGAACCTCGCGCAGATCCAGGCGCAGATCAACGCCATCTGGGCCAGGCTGGACCTGCTGTACGGGCAGGAGAAAACCGCCACCGGCTCGGCACTCGCGCAGATCAAGCAGCAGGTCAGCGACATCTGGAAGAACCAGCTCGACCCGCTGTACGCGCAGAAGGACGCCCTGACCGGGAAGGCATCCCCCGTCGCGAAAGCCGCCGACGCGTTCGCGAGCAAGGTCACGAAAGCCGCGGACGCATTCGCGGCGAAGATCGACTACGCCCGGAACGTCGCCGCCGCCGCGATGACCGGGCAGGGCGTCGGGAACAGCGGGCTGCTCGGCACGTTCACCGCCCCCCCGGCCGGGTGGGGCGGCGGCACCCCCGCCCCGCCGGGCACGAAAGGGTACAACGCCACGGCGTGGAACGCGTACGTCGCCAACTACGCGGCGGACCAGCCCGCGCCGCAGTCACCGCAGCAGCAGATGCAGTCCTACCTTTCCACCGTCAAGTCGTTCTCCAAGGACCTCGGGACGCTCCGCCACGAGCACCTGAACAAGGCGCTGCTCGCCGACCTGATCGGGATGGGCCCGCAGCAGGGTGACCTGATGGCGCAGGGCATCTTGTCCGGCAAGGGCGGCCCGGCGGCGATGAACAAGCTGTGGGCGCAGTTGGGGGTCGCGTCGAAGGGGCTCGGCGCGCAGGCCGCGATGTCCCAGTACGGCGGGATGATCACGGCGGACCTGAAGTCCGCGACGGTCAACGTCGGCGGGATCACCATCAACGTCAAGGTCCCCGGCGGGGCCGGGAGCAACCTGCAATTGACCCCGCAGCAGATCAAGATCATCACCCAGGAAGTGCAGGCTGCGCTGCTCAAGCAGGCCCGCAGAAATAACAAGACGGGTGTCCAGCAGCCCGGCAAGGGTGCCTGACCTCCTCTTTTAACCTGTCCCCGCAAGACCGGAGGGTCGCATGACCATGCCCGGATTCGCCCCGGAACCGCTCCGTGTCCAGTGCAATTCGTGCGGGACCGAGGGCTGGACGTTTGACTACCAGCACCCGGACCTTGCGGTGGAGTGCTCGTGCTGCCCGCTGCCGCACGACCATGCGGGACTGGGCTGCAGGCCCGTGACCATCTACGGCACAGCGCGCCTGACCCTGTTCGACATTACCGAGATCATGGAGATGGCAGCCGAGAAGGAGTGGGACCGGCAGTTCGAGGGGCCTAGCGCCGCCCCAGTCTCCCCAGCTTGACGTTCGTCACGGTGGCCGGGTGAATCCCGAACTGCTGCGCAATCGATCGGCCAGTGTGCCCGGCCGCCAGAAGATCCCTGATCATGGCTTTCTGGGCTTCGTCCAGTCTCGGTCGCGGGCCTGTCGGCATCTCCCACTGCTTAGTACCGTCGCGGTGCTCCCGAGGTGTCTTCAGGACGATATGCGCCAAGTTGCAGCAGAGGCGATGAGGGCAGATGCCAGGCTGGCATGACCCGTCCTGCACGGCCCGGTTGTGGCACTCATGATCCAGGT